ATCGGCGCCATCACCGTCATCCCGCTGCCCGCCCTCACCTACGGCGACCCGGTAACCGGGCTCTGCACATTCGACGTCGCGGCGGGCACCGTCAGCGGCGCCGTCATCGCCATCAGCGCATAAGGAGCGGGTCATGGACGACGAATGGGTGACGATCATCCACCCGGAGACCGGCGGCACCGGCGAGGTGCACCGGGCATCCCTCCCCGCGCATTACGCGTCGGGCTGGCGGCTCCTCGCCGACGACGAGATACCGCCGCCGGAAGCGCACCCGGAACCTCCGCCGATGACCAAGGTCCAGGCCGCCAAGGCGGCGAAGGCCGCCAGCGCTGAAACTGAGGAGAACTAGCCGTGCCGCCGACACCACTTTCCGCGACTTCAAGGTACATTCCGCCTGGTGTCCGGAAAATCTACTGGATCACCACCATCGCCACCTACACCGCGCCCACCAGGGGCGAGCTCAACGCCGGCATCGACCTGTCCAACGAAGTCGCCGCCATGGCCGGGTTCACCGTCGTCTCCACCACGGTCCCCACCCCCGACCTGTCCAGCCGGTTCGTGAGTGAGATCCCCGGCAACATCACCGCCACCGGCTGCTCCCTGTCGTTCTACGCGACCAACACCAGCAGCGACGTGCGGCTCACGCTGCCCCGCGACACCGTCGGGTTCGTGGTGATCCTCTGGGAGGGTGATGTGACCGGGCAGCGCTGCGATGTCTTCCCCGCGAAGGTCACCAGCTCGGCGGTGAACGGCTCGATGACGAACCCCGAACAGGTCGACGTGAACTTTTCAATCACCAAAGTTCCGGCGAATAACGTGCTTATCCCGTAGCTGACCTGCGATAATAGGAGGAGCCGCCCGGGTGACACCGGACGGCTCCAGACCCACCTAGCCGCTAAGCCTGAAGGTGAGCCGATGTCTGATGATGTCACGAAACGCTGCCGTGTATGCGGCGAGGTCAAGCCGCTTAACGGCGGCTTCTACCGTAGGGCCGATGCGCCGGACGGATACAGGTCCGACTGCCGGGATTGCGTGCTGGCGCGCACGCACAGGCGTTATGAGACGAAATTTCAGGCAGTAGCCGAGCAGAAGCGCAAATATCAGGCCAGCCATAAGGAGCAGGTGTTCTCGCACTACGGCGAGCGGTGCGCCTGCTGTGAGGTGACCAGCGACCTGAGCATTGACCACATCGACGGCAACGGCAAGCGGCACCGCGAGGAGCTGTTCGGCCAGTCGCAGGGCCGCGCGGGCAACACCTTCTATTTCTGGCTGGTGAAGCAAGGTTTCCCGTCCGGCTACCAGACACTCTGCCGACGCTGCAACATCAGCAAGGGCAGGGGCAAGAGTTGCATCCTTGACCATGTAGAAGGCGAGTTGACTTGGGGTCTTACCTTGGCCACGACGCGATCCTGAAGGCTTCCGCGCTGAAGACAGAGGAAGTTAGCGTGCCGGAATGGGCCGACCCGGAGACGGGCGCCGACACGGTCCTGGTCCGGGAGCTGCGGGGCCGGGAACGGGACGAGTGGGAGGCGTCGCTGGCCGTGCAGCGGGGCAGGCAGATGGTCCCCGACGTGGCGAACATGCGCGCCAAGCTTGTCGCCCGCACCGTAATAGGCGATGACGGCGAGCCGGTCTTTTCGCAGCAGGACGTCGCCGCGCTCGGCGAATTGAGCGCCGCCGCCCTCGACCGGGTATTCGAGGTCGCGTCCAGGCTTAGCGGGCTGAACGCGGACGCCGTGGAGACGGGAAAAGCCTCCTCCGCGACCGCCCCGAACGGCGGTTCTACTTCGACCTAGCCCGGGAGGTCTTCCACTGTCCGGTCGGGGAGATGCTCGAGCGGATCACCAGCGCCGAGTTGACCGAGTGGGCGGCGTACTTCCGGATCGAGGAAGAAGACCGCGAGCAGGAAGGGCGGCGGTTATGTCGGGGCTGGCTGATGCGGCGACGGAGCTGGAGGCGCTCGCGTTCCGGCTGCGCCGGGCGGGCGAGGAGGAGCTGCTGCGGGAGGTCACGAAGGCGATGCGGGACGCCGTGGTCCCGGTGCCGGACGAGATCCGCGCCAACGCCGAGCCGCACCACATCCCGAAGAGATACGCGGCGGACCTGGACGCTGACGTGCGCCTCGGCGTCAACGTCCGCACGGCCGGCAGTGACCCCGGCGTGTCCGTCACCGGCACGCCCGTCGGGAAGACGCGCAAGCTCCGTTACCTGGACGCGGGCCGGCTCACCCACCCCGTGTTCGGGGACCGGGAGGTCTGGCGCACCCAGGAGGAGCCGTCGGTGCAGCCGGGCTGGTTCACCGGGCCCGCCGAGGCGGCCGGGCCACGGGTCCGCGACGGGATCGAGAAGGCGCTGGCAGACGTCGCCGACCGGGTTAGCAAGGGTCCCTAGCGGAGGTCGCCGTCGGTGACGGCGATAGCGAGGAACACCGCGAAACCCAGCCCGCCGAGCAGGACAGGGAGCCAGAGGCCGGCGTCCGGATTACCCCACCGTCTCCCGAGCGAGCGCCCGGCGAAGACCAGGGGCACCCACGCGAGCAGGTACACGATCACGACGGCCGCGTTCACCGGGACGACCTGCGCCGGACACGGGTGCGGAACTGCATGGCGCGGGTCTCTTCGACGCTGCAGGCGAGGCATCCGCCGAAGATGATGTCCTCGCAGGTGGAGTGCCCGCAGTCGGCCGCGTCGTCCCTGGACGACGCGGCGCAGAGCGGGCCGCTCATGTGGTCGTGCCGGGGGTGACGGGGATGGACGGCGTACTCCACATCCCATAGCTGCATAGCGGTCATGACTTCTCCTCTGCGTCTTTCTCTATCTGCGCACCCCACGCGGCCTCAGCGTCCTCATACCAGTCGACGGGCACGAGCACGGCGGCGGGTTTGTTATAGCGCAGGATCGTGACGTGGTAGTCGCGGGCTACCTGGTCGAGGATGTCGCGGAAGTTCCGGCGTGCCTCGTCGCTGCCGACTGTTATATCGGTCATTTTCTCGGTCATGTCTACAGACTATCACAAGTCTTACGACTCTCACGACTCTGACGGTGCAGGGAGGCGGGTGACCGGTGGCGGGCCAGTCGATCACCTTCGACTTCCTGTCCCGTGGCGCTGCGTCATTGTCTCGTGACTTTCGGTCTATAGGGGACGATTCTGCGCTTTCCTCCCGGGGCGTGAAAATCCTCAGCGACATCATCGGCAAACTGGGAGATAAGGAAAATCGCACTTCCGCCGAGTCGGTACTGCTAGCTAAAGCTCTCCGCCAAACTGGCGACGCAGCCGACCGGGCCACCGCCAAGGCGGTCCTGGCGGACGCCGCGATCCGCCGCCTGGGCGATGCGGAGCAGGACGCGGCGAAGAAATCCGACGGCCTGAAGAACTCACTCGGCAACCTGAAGATGAACCCGGGGCTGGCGGGCCCGGCGCTGGCGCTCATCCCGGCCCTCGGCACGCTAGGCGGGGTGGTCGCCGGCCTCGGCGTCGGCCTGGCGGGCGCGTTCGTCGCCGGGGGCGGCGCCCTGGCCGCGTTCGGCGCCATCGCCAAGCCCGTCCTCACTGACGCGAAGACCGCGGCGACCGCGGTGGAGAAGGCGCAGAACAACTACAGCATCGCCATCGCGAACGGCACGAAGCAGTCCGTCGCGTTCAAGGCCGAGCAGATCGCCATCGCCAAGGCGTACGCGAACCTGTCCCCCGCCCAGATCGCCCTGTCGAAGCAGCTCGGGACGATGGCGCAGGCGTGGGACGCGGTCAAGACCGCGCAGACCCCCGTGGTCGCGGGGGCGCTGCAGCCGTGGCTGAAGTCGGTGTCCGACCTGATGACGAAACTGGCGCCGATCATCGCGGCGGTCTCCCCCGTCATCAAGGGCCTCGGCGTCCAGTTCGACGCCCTGGTCAACTCGGCCGCGTTCAAGGGGTTCCGCGACTTCATAGCGGGCACCGGCTCCCGGGTGGTCGGCGCCGCCGGCGGCACGATCATCGACCTGGTCAAGGCCTTCATGATCCTGCTGCCGAAGTTCAACCCGCTGATCCTGCAGATGACCGGCGGGATCGCGGCGATCGGCCCCGCGGTGCTCAAGTGGGCGTCCAGCCAGAAGACCGCCGACCAGATCACCGCGTTCATGGGCTGGTTCAAGACCAACGGCCCCGTCGTCGGCGGCCTCCTTACCAACATCGCCGGTGCCCTGAAAGCCCTCGCGCCGGGCCTGACCACCGGCGGCGCGTTCGAGCTGAAGATCATCTCCGACTTCTTCGGGCTGGTCGCGAAGCTGCCCGCGTCGTTCGCGAAGCCGATCACCGAGGTCGCCGGGACGCTGCTGATCCTGTCCAAACTCGGCGTGCTGAAGGTCGGCGTCCAGATCGTCGGGGCGGCGGCCAAGTGGCTGACCGGCGGCCTGGTGAACCTCGGCGGCGGGGCGGCGGCCGGCGCCGAGATCCGGGCCGCGATGGTCTCCGGCGGGACCGCAGCTGCCGCTGAGATACGCGCGGCCATGGCCGGAGGCGGAGCCGCGGCCGGGGCGGAGGGCACGGCCGGAGGCGCAGCCGGGGGGACTGCTAAGGGAGCTGCCGGGGGTGGCATAGCTGCCGCGGGCGCCGCGGCCGGAGTGGTGGTGGCCGGGGCGTTCGCCGGGGCGCTCATCAAGGCCGTCGGCGACACGCTGTCCCCCAGCGGCACGTTCGCCGGGAAGCTCAACGGCATGTTCCAGCGGCTGCAGGGCCCGATCAGCACCAGCGTCCTGCACGCGTTCACGTTCGGCGGGCTCGAGGCGTGGGTGACAGCCAAGATCGGCCAGCCGGTCGGCGCGGCGCTGCTCGCCACCGGCAAGTTCATCCAGAACACGTGGGCGACCATCTGGGCCAACACGATCGGCGGTGCCTCCAGCGACGGGAAGCGGCTGGTCGCCACGGTCACCGGCACGTGGACCAGCATCGCGAACGGCGCGAAACTGTGGTGGGGCACCATCACCGCCTCCATAGCCGCCGCCTGGAACACGATCTGGGCGGGCACGCGGACCGCGGTCGCCGGCGGGCTCGCGTTCATCGCGGGGTCGTGGCAGAAACTGCAGGCCGGCGTCGTCTCCGCGTACAACACGGTCCGGACCAGCATCGCCGCCGCGTGGAACACGATCTGGGCGGACACCCGCAACGTGGTCAATGCCGGGCTCGCGTTCATCGCGGGGGCCTGGCGCACCCTCCAGGCCGGCGTCACCAGCGCGTACAACACGGTCAGGACGAACATCGCGTCCGCCTGGTCGACCATCTGGACGAACACTCGCAACGCGGTGACCACCGGGATCGCCGCCGTGGTCGGGTTCTTCCAGGGGCTGGCCGCCAAGGTCACCGCCGCTGTCGCCGGTGCCGGGACCTGGCTGCTGCAGGCCGGCAAGAACGTCATCCAGGGGTTCTGGAACGGGCTCACCTCCATCTGGACCCAGGTCACCACCTGGATCAGCGGCATAGCCTCCTGGATCAAGGCGCACAAAGGGCCGGTCAGCCTGGACCAGCAGCTGCTGTACCCGGCAGGCCAGGCGCTGATGGGCGGGTTTTTCAACGGGCTGAAGGCCGGGTTCGGGCCGGTCGGCTCGTTCGTCGGCGGGATCGCGTCCTGGCTGCTGAGCAAGATCAAGGGCGCGGGCGGGAAGCTGCTCGGCGGGAAGATCGTCCTGGACACCTCCCAGTTCTCGGCAGCGAACATAGCCGCCGGGATCGGCGGCCCCACCTCGGCCAGCGCGTCGCAGGCCCAGGCGTACGCCTCGGGCCGGCTCGGCGCCTACGGCTGGGGCGCGGCGCAGATGAAACCGCTGATCATGCTGTGGAACCAGGAGTCAGGCTGGTCAAGGTTCGCGTACAACGCCAGTTCCGGCGCGACCGGGATCCCGCAGGCGCTCCCCTACACCAAGATGCCCCGGGCGGCGTGGCTCCCCAGCCAGGGCGGGCAGGCCAGCGCCGCCGCGCAGATCGACTGGGGCCTGAACTACATCAAGGGCCGGTACGGCTCCCCGGCCGGGGCGTGGGCGCACGAGGTGGCCAACAACTGGTACGCGTCCGGCACGTCCAGCGCGCTGCCCGGCTGGGCGTGGGTCGGGGAACGCGGCCCGGAACTGGTGAAGTTCCGCGGCGGGGAGCGAGTCGTCCCGGCCCACGCCGCCGGCTCCGGCGGCAGCGGCGACGGCTGGGCCGCCCTCGTCGCCGAGCTGCGGGCGCTCCGCGGGCAGATGGCCGAGCTGAACCGCACCACCGCCGCGATCCCCGCCGCGACCGGCCGCCACGTCGGCGGGGCCATCGGCGGGGCCGCCTCGTCAGCAAGCTTCAGGTCGCGTTATCCCAGGGGAGGGGCGTAACAGCTCGACGCCGGCCAGTTCGGCCTCGCCGACGTCCCAGTCTCCCCACTGGCACAAGCCACCGTGGCCTATCTCGCTGTCGATTGACTTCTGCGCCTCTTCGAGCACCTTCTGCGGGTCGGTGCCGTCCGGCACGTCGAGCGTGAACCGCACCGTGACTTTCATGTCCGCATCGTACGCCCGGAGGAGCCAGTGACGACTGACCCGCTCGGGGGCCGGTGATGACGAGCAGCCTAGTGGTTGCCAACGTTATCGAGCTTCTCGGCGCCGAGGGCGGCGTCCCGAGCAGCATCCCCGCCTGCGCCGGGGTCATCTTCCTCTTGGCTGATACCGGCGGTTTCGACATGGGCGCCCCCGCCCCCACGTCCGATTTCGTGGCCTCCTCGCTGATCCTGGACGGCGAACGCCCGTTCGGGCGGCGGGCCGGGAACCGCCTCATCACCCTGCCCGTCAAGATCACCGCGCCGGCCGGCCTCACTGCGGGCGCCAGCCTGCAACTGCTCGCCGCCGCCCGCGAGGTCCTCGAGCAGGCCGTCGACCAGGACACCTACACCATCACCTGGACGAGGGATCCCGGCCCCGGCGGGACCCCGCTGCCGCTGATCCTGGACTGCTTCCGCGCCCAGCCCTCCAAGCCGTCATACGCCCCCCTCACCGAGAACCAGGGCGTCATGTGGATCACGCTGTCCATCCCGGCATTGCCCTACGGCCGGTCCGACGTCCAGCAGCAGATCTCCTTCGCCGCGCCGATCCCGCAGACCCCGCCGCCGCCGCCGCCGCCCGTGGTCATCGACACGTTCTCATCGATCAGCAGCACCCAGCATTTCCAGTCCACCCAGTGCGTCGTCGGGCCCCGGTCCTGCGGCTGGGACCCCGACGACGCGCGGGTCGGCGACCCCGGCGGCCAGAACACGAGGTTCCTGTACTCGAACGCGGCGCTGGCCACCACGCTGAACCTGACCGGGATGACCAGCCTGGCGATGTGGCTGGGATTCGGGAGCCGCTACTACACCTGCCTGGAGTACCACGGGAAGATCCACGGCGTATCGGTCGCCATCACGCTGACGGACACGTCCGGGAACACGCTGTCGTTCCACCGCGGCCACCTGCGGCTCCCGGTCTCCCCCGTCGCGCAGGCCCCGGTGTTCTCCCGCGTGTCGATGCCCATCCCGCAGGGCAGCGCCACGTTCAACTACGCGTCGGTGGGCGGGTACACGATCGAGATCGTCAACCGCTCCGACCGCGTGAGGCGATTGAGCTGGGTGGTCGCCTACGTCGACAACCTGGCCGCCTACCCGCCGTCCCAGACCGCCACGCCGGTGGTCCGCGGCAATCTGCACACCTTGTATGGCTTGCAGGGGACGGCGCGGTCGGCGATGACGCTGGCGTTCCAGCAGCCCCCGTCGGCGGGGACCCCGGCCACGATCACCACGCCGGGGGTCAGCAACTACACGGTCCTGGGCGGCACGAGCTGGCTGAAGGTGGAGGCGGTCGGCGGCGGCGGTGCCGGGGCCAGCCTGACCGCCACGGGGAACGGCGGGGGAGGCGGCGGCGGAGCGTACGCGGCCGAATCGTTCTTCCCCTGCACGCCCGGGCAGGTGATCCCGTACAACGTGGGAGCGGGCGGCACGGCCGGGGCCAGCCCGGTCGCCGGGCAGCCCACCATCTTCGGGCCCGGCCCGTCCGGGCCGCTGACGGTCACGGCGAACGGCGGGAACTCCGCGGCACAGAACTCGTCTGCGGGTGCTCTCGGCGGGCTGGTGTCGGGTAACGCGGTCAGCTTCGCCGGCGGGACGGGGCGGACCGCGTCCGGGTCGGTCGGCGGTGGCGGAGCGTCCTCCGGGGGGTCCGCGTCGGCGGGCCTGACCCCGACCGGGACGGCGGCCACCACGTTCACGTCGCCGACTACGAGCACGTGGGTGTGCCCCGCGGGCGTGACGCAGGTGTTCGCGGAATGCTGGGGGTCCGGCGGGTCCGGCGGTGACGGGTCCGGGTCCGGGAACGGCGCGGGCGGCGGCGGAGCCGAATATGCGGCGGCATTTGTCGGTGTTACGCCAGGGAATAGCTACTCCTACACGGTGCCGGCTGGCGGGGCGTCCACGTCGATTTCGGGGGCCAGCGGCAACGCGGGGGCGTCCGCCACGTTCGCCGGGGACAGCATCACGGTCACCGCGCACGGCGGCGGCGCGGGCCAGTCCGGCTACACCAGCAACTCCGGCGGCGCTGCTGGTACCGGGTCGGTTAACAGCGTTCACTTCACGGGCGGCAAAGGCGGCTCCGAGGTCCCCTACTCCGGGTCCGGGGGCAGCTCAGCCGGCCCGGCATCGGCGGGAAACGCCGGGAACGGGTACGGCAACCTCACCCCGGCCCCGGCCGGCGGCGGCGCGGGCGGCGCCGGGTCAGGTGCGGGCTCCGGCACCGGCACTGCGGGCAGCGCACCGGGCGGCGGCGGCGGCGGGACGTTCAACGGCGGGGTCGCGTCCGGCGCCGGCGCGGCGGGTCAGGTGCGGCTCACCTTCCCGGCCGGCCTGGGTGCGCCCACCAGCAACGGGGCAGCGGCCGTCACCGGCGGCGGCGCGGGCGGCGCTGGCGGCCCGTCCGCGAACACGGCCGGCAGCGCGGGCTCCCAGCCGGGCGGCGCTGGCGGCGGTGCCTGCTCGACCGGCACGGCCGAGGCCGGCGGCGCGGGCGCGGCGGGGAACCTGAAGATCACCCCGTACTCCAGCGCGGCGTTCAAAAGCTTGATCGTGCACCGGCCGCCGCTCGGCGCGCTGAAAACGTTCCAGCCGCTCGTCTCGATCGGAGGCGGAAGCGACGCGCCGGACGGGACCCACCAGTACTCCATGCCGCAGCCGCTGACCGGGATCAACGCGGACTTCGGCGGGACCTACACCATCCTGCTGGTCGCCTCCTCCCTGTCCGGCTCCTCGGCCAGGACCATCACCGTGACCGTCACGCAATATGAGTACGCGGGCGGCCCGAGCTACGCGGTGTCAACGCTGCCGGTCACGGTGACACCTGCCCAGGTGACAAACGGAATCCTGACGGCAGGCGTCCTGACCCTCCCGGTCAAGGCGGTCGCCGCCGACAACGCCAACGGCTACTACTCCGTCACCGTCACCGACACGAACAACTCCGACCGGTGGAACGACGCCATCTTCCTCGACACCATGGGCCAGACCGTCGTCATCAGCGAAGCCGGCTCCGGCTACATCAACTACTACCTCGACGCCCCGGAGCCCAATCTGGACCTGGGCCTGATCATGGGCTCCAGCCAGGGGCGGCCGTCGGCGGTGTCCGTGTTCGACGCGTGCCAGGCGATCAGCGGCGGGGCCATGGCCATCGAGCCCGCCGACGGGGAGAACAGCTTGTTTGCCTATTCAGCGGACGCGTCCGCCCCGAACATCTCCGTCAGCTACTACCCGGCCTGGTTCTTCGACCGGACCCAGTGAAGCGCCGGGGCGTCATAGCGCAGATAGCGCCATCCCGATCGCGATCCCGGAAAGAAGCAGCGCGATCACCGCGAGCGTGAGGCTGATGTGCGCGTATCTGCGGGCCTTGTCGGCGTCAGATGTCATTTCAGCGATTATAGGAGCGCTGCATGCTGCGGAAACTGCTGCTGATCGGCCTGGCGCTCCTGGCCGCCCGGATGGCCGGCCGGGCCGCGCGGCGCGAAGCCGAGGTCATCTCGCTGCTGTGGACCCTGATCCAGGTGACCGCCGCAACCGGGACCGCGGGAACCGCGCAGACCCGCGCCGCCGCGGCCCGGATCGCCGCGCTGGTCCCGGCGATCGCCACCGCCAAGACCACCGCGAACAGCGCCAACTCCACGGCGAACACCGCGAACAGCCGGGTCGGGAACCTGTCCGGCTCCGGCACCAGCAGCAGCGGCCTGTCCGACGGGAGCATCAACGGGACGTCCTCCAGCAGCTCACTCTCCAACGGGACGATCAACGGGTCATCCTCCGGCGCCGGGCTGCCCGACGGGACCCTCAACGGCTCGAGCGGGCAGATCAACACCGGGGGCGGCACCGCGCACACCCACGGGCCCGGCACCTACGCCGTCACCAACGGGTTCCACTCCCACGGCAACGGCAGCTACGCCGTCGCGAACGGGACGCATTCCCACGGCAACGGCAGCTTCGCGGTCGCGAACGGGAACCACTCACACAACCTGCCGTCCGTCTGACGGCCGCGCCGGTACGAGGTCGTAGAACTGCCGCCAGTCGGCGTCGTCAGAGTCGTACAGGAAACCCTCGCCGGAACTGCAGGCCAGGTACTTGCCGGGCTCGACCGTCTCATACTCGATCTGGTCATCGTGAAAGCGCTCGTAGCGGACGACCAGGACCGCGCCGGACGGGAACGCGGCCTCGGCTAGCTCGGCGTGACGGTCAGCCATGCGGGCGACGGTGAGCAGGTCATCGAGCGGGCCGCCGGGCTCGTAGCGCGCGGCGACCTGGTCCTCACGGCTGGCCCGCTCGGGTTTCCGGCGGTAGCGCTGGATGCTCATGCCCGCATCGTAAACCCCGGAGGAGCCAGTGACTGCTGACCTGGCCGGGGGCGGGTGAGTCCGTGGCCATCGCGGAAGACGCAACCACCCCGGCGGTAGCGACCGCCAGCAATAACACCACCGGCATCATCACTTCCGCCTCGTTCAGCCCACCCGCGAACTCGCTGCTCGTCGTCATCGTGAACGTCGGGTACTTCACGGCCGCGTCGGGAACAGCCGCGGTCACCGTCTCGGACTCGGCAGGCGGCACCTGGACCGGCGGCCCGTTCCTCGGGGACAGCGCGGCGGACAACTCGGGCATCTGGTTCCAGTACCTGTCATCCGCCCCCGGCTCCATCACGGTCACCGCCACCAACTCCAACCACCCCGCCGCCGGCTACCAGCTCGCCGTCCGGGTCCTGACCGGGGCGGCGGCCGGCCAGGGCACCGGGGCCGGGGCCGGGTCCGCGACCCACGCCACCACCCCCGCGTCCACCACGGCCACCAGCTCCATCACCACCACGACCGCCGGGTCGTGGGTGTACCTGGGCGCGTGCGGCAACGCCGGGTCATCGTTCACCGCCGCCGCGGCTACCACGCTGATCGGCAGCTTCACCGACAGCACCGACGCGGAAGTCCTCGGGGCGGGCCGGGCCACCGCCGCGACCGGCACGCCCGGCGCGACGACGCTCGGGTTCACCGCCGCCGCCGCCGTCAAGACCTCCTGGGCGGCGCTGGAGATCCTCCCCGTCACCGGCCACGCCGGGACGGCCGCCCTGTCCGGGTCCGGGACACTGTCCGGGGCGGGCGTGTTCGCCGGGGCCGCCGCCCTGTCCGGGTCCGGGACACTGTCCGGGACCCCGACGCACCTGACCAGCCACGGGCACGGCGCCGCCGCGCTCGACGGCAACGGCACCCTGAACGGCGCCCCCACCGGCACGTTCATCCAGGCCGCCGCGCTGTCCGGCATCGGCACCCTGGCCGCGACCTGGACCGGGACGCTCGTCCAGCCACCCGCCACCCTCACCGGGACCGGCACCCTGCAGCTGTCCGGGGTCAAGCTCGGGTTCACCGCCGGGCTGTCCGGCAACGGCACCCTGTCCGTCTTGCAGGCCACCGGCGGGCTCGTGTTCGCCTCCCCCGGCGCCGCCGTCCCCTACGCCTACCCGCTGTCCTCCCAGGTCATGGTCGCCCCCCCCGGCTGGAAATACACGATCTCCGGCGGCACCACCGCCTACTTCGTCGTGACGACAGCCCAGTCCGACAGCATCAACCCGGGGGACGTCTTCGCCAGCTCCGCCGGGCTCGGCGGCCCGTTCACCGTCACCTCCCTGTCCGTCCCGTTCGCCGGGTTCGTCAACGTCAGCTACACGCCCACGGCGTCATCGGCGATGAGCGCAGGCGACGTCACCGAGACCTCTGCCCGGTGGACCCCGCTCGGGTCCCTCGGCGTCGTCACCGCCCTGACCTACAGCTTCACGTGCCCCGGCGGCGCCGACCAGATGACCGCCACCGTCATGGTCCCCGCCGCCTACCGCACCCAGCTCTTTAATCCGGGGTGGCAGGTCCGGATCACCCGCGGCGGGCACCAGGTGTGGTCCGGGAAACTCGACGAGCCGCAGCCCACCCCGTCCGGGTGGACCCTGACCGCGTCCGGCGCCGGCACCCGCGGGCAGGACTACCTCGCCATCTACACCGACACCTGGCCGCACAGCCAGCCCGACCAGAGCATCAACAACGCCATCGCCCGCGGGCTGCCCTGGCAGAACCCGGGCGTAGGCACCCCGTCCGGGGCCTGGTACGGGCAGCAGGTCGACTCCGGCGCGCAGACCATCAGCGCCCTGCTCACCCTCATCTGCACTAGGGGCGGCCTCACCTGGATGGTGTCCTCCCAGCCGGGCGGGACCCCCGGCGACGACCTGACCGTCTTCCCCCTGCCCACCGTGCCCAACCGGCTGCTGATCTCGACGAGCCCCGTACCCAGGACCCTCGGCGGGGACATCAACACGATCTACCTGCGGTACCAGGCCTCCGCCGACGACACCAGCGGATCGGGCGCCGCCGCTGCCTTCGCCGTCACCTCCGTCCAGAACGCGGCCAGCGTCGCCGCGCACGGCGTGATGGAGGTGCTCGTCGACCTGGCCGACGTCGGCACCATGTCCGCCGGGGCGGCGCAGGCAGTCGGGAACCAGGTCCTCAGCATCTACCAGCGGGCGTCATTCAGCGGACAGTTCCAGGCCCGCTACGGACAGCTATGCACCGTAGGCGGGGTTCCGATTGACCCCGGCACCGACCAGGCCGGGTCGATGGTCAAGCTGATCCTCACCGATTTCGGCTACGGGGGTGAGGTGACGCCGCAGTTCCCCGTCACCTTCATCGTGGGCGCGTACGAGTGGAACGACCTGGACCAGACCGCCACGATCAGCCCATACCAGCGAGTGGACGCCAGCCTCACAGGCCTGCTCAGCCTGGCAAACACCGAACTCACGCCGATCACTGCGGGCGGCTAAACCGCCGGCACCTCGGCCTGCCCGCCGCCGCTGCAGATCGCCACACCGGAGTCACCCAGGAACAGGACATGGCCAGCGGGAAGCTGCGGCAACGGCACGCCGCAACCCGGGCACATGAACCTGCCGGTGCTCATGCGCCAACTGTACGAGAGAACGGAGATGCCAGATGGCACGCGTCATCACCTGCCTGGGCTGCCAGGCATCGGTCGTCATCTACGACGACGCCGACCCGCATGCCGCACTGGAGTGCGACTGCTGCCCCGAGGACCACAACCACGGGGTCGCCACCGCCACCACCGGCATCCCGTGCAGGTCGGTCCACCACGCCTACATCGGCGAGATGGCCGCGCCGGGATCGCCGGGCTGACCGGTGGCCTGGTGGCGGCGGTGCCGGTGTGGGCACCAGCCGGCCGCGCACCAGCATTACCGGGCCGGCTCGGACTGCGGCCTGTGCGGATGCAGGCGGTGGCGGCGGCGCATCCTCCCCGGCACCCGGCGTTGGACGCGCGAAGCCCGGCCCACCCACCGTCCGGAGGGCTGCCGGGCTTCGTGGCCGCACGCTTGGCTAGGCGCAACTTGTCCCGGTGCCAGGCCGGGAATCAGGCAGGTGCGGCTGCCGGGATCAAGGCTAGCGCAGTGCGGGCCATCTCGCCCTGCTGGCAGTCCCGGGTTCCGTTAGTAACCGAGAGGTGACGCACAGTGGCAAATATGACGGATCAGGCTCGGGTCAACTGGATCCTCCAGGCGTTCTTCACCGCGTCGGCGACCGCCACGTTCACCCCCGGCACCGGCGGCGGCTCCGCCCTCGTCATCACCCCGCCCTACAAGCTGCGCCTCATGACCGCGCAGGGCACCAACGTCACCCCCGGCACCGAGCTGACCGGCGCCAGCGGGTACACCGCCGGCGGCGCCAGCCTCGGCACCACGTTCTGCGCCGCGCCGTCCGGCGGCACCATGTCCAACTCCAACCTGGTGTCCTGGTCCGCGACCGGAACCTGGTCGACGGTGACCGCGATCGAGATCTGGGACTCCGCCGGCACGCCGCTGCGGTGGCTGCAGGGCAGCATCACCAGCATTACGGGCGTGGTCAACGGGGACACTGTGAGCTTTGCCGTGGCTTCGATCACCGTGAACGCGTCCCAGTGGTAGCCGGCGCGTGACCCTGTAACACCCCCGGGGGGAGGCCATGACCGAGACGCGAGCCGAGCACCCGCCGGGCCAGGGCTGGTGGGTCACCCAGGACCCCACCGCGCTCACCGCCACCGCCGTCAGCCAGGCCAAGGACGACCTCCGCCGCGAGCTCGCCGGCGACCGGGAACTGCTCTCCGAGCGGATCCTGCGGCTGGAGACGATCCTCCGGGACCTCGACGTCCGGCTCAAGGTCCAGATCTCCGACAGCGTCAACGGCCTCGAGGCGCTGCTGGTCCAGCGGATCACCGGGCTCGAGCAGATCATGCGGATGCTCGACGGGGTCCTGAAGAACGCCCCGCAAGAACGGGATGACCTCCGCGAACGGCTCCAGACCGACATCAAGGTCGCCGTCGACAACCTCCAGCACCTCCACGAGGAACGGTTCAACGCGATCCAGCAGCAGTTCAACGAACGCGACACCCGCGGCGACCAGGAGAAGAAAGCCAGCAAGGAGGCGCTGGACGCGGCGCTGCTGGCGCAGAAGGAAAGCGTCGCGCAGCAGAACGACGCGAACACCACCGCCGCCGCGAAGACTGAACTTAACTTCACCAAGCAGAACGACCAAACAGCTGTTCTAATTTCTACCCTGGAGAAGAGTCTTTCTGATCGGCTGACCGAGCTGAAGGAGCGCATCGACCGGGGCGAGGGCAGCACCGCGGGGTCGGCTGACACCCGTTCCGAGCAGCGGCTGAACATGGGCTCGGTGATCGGCGTGCTCGCAACCCTGATCGCGGTCGTCACCCTCATCTTGTACGTAACCAAGAAGTTACGGGACGTGATGAAGGCCGCGCCGGGCTTGGAGGGGGCGGCGCGGCCTCGCATCCCTTTCCGGTCGGCGATGGACCGCAATGGCGTACTACCAGCGGAGCACGCC